ATAAACATTTTGTTGAACTTGTCCTTTGACCGCCTCATAGCCTTCAGGTGGATTCTTAAATACTGTGCCAGCAAACCTACGAGCATCATCAGCCGCTTCAAAAGAAGAATTAAAAACCCTGTAAAACTTACCACCTTCTTCTTGTACGGGAAAACCATTTCTTGATGCTGCTTCTGCTTGGTCTTTTGTTAATTCATAACGTTGGTCAATCACAGAATCACGGATGCGCTTATAGAAAGAAAGCACACCAGGGTCTGTAACTTTACGCACTGTTGGAGATGTAACTGGGTCAAAAGGTCTTGTAAGCGCTTCTATCCGCTTGTAAGCCTCCATATCAGATAGTTTTACGCCTTTAGCTTCATTTGCAGCAACAATTTTTGCCTGTTCTTGACGCAAAGTTTTATCAAGCACATCTCTTTCATCAATGATGGACTTTTGTCTTGCCAAGGTAGTTTCTTGAACAGGTGTAAATACATCTGTTAAAGGTTTGTCTTGTCCAATAGTCTTTATTTCTTCTTGTGCCTTGCCAATGTTTTGTTGACTTCTTTGTGTTAACTCACCTGATTTTTGTCTCAGGTTTGAAATTTGAGTGCGAGTTTGTTTTTCAAGTTGCTGTACTTGATTTTGAGCTTTAGTCAGAATATCTTTTGCATCTATCTCTGCAAGTTGTCGTATAGAAGGGCTATATGACCTAGCTCTTGCTCTAATGTCATCCGCACGTTTTGTTGCATCATCTAAGATTCTTTTTGACTGAAAAGCGGCTTGTGACTCTATTGCACCAGCATCTATTGCCGCTGTACTACGCAAACGTGCAACATCCTTCTTCAGCATTTCAACAATTTCTTTTTCTGCTTCTATGCTGCTTTGACCACCACGAATGTCATCTAGTTTCTTTTGGATGAATGCACGTTGTTCTCCTGAAAGATTAGGTGCAGCAATGCCTTGTTCTTGCAATAACTGTCCTACAGTCCTGCCTGTAGAAAAGCCGGGTATTCCCATCTTTGTACCCAGGGCAGCAGCCAATCCACCAGCTCTTGTACCTAAATATTGGAGAGGAATAGGAGCGAGCGTACTAGCTGTCAAGCGAGTTAACTCAGCACCAAGACCGGGGCCATACTGAGATTCATAAATCTGACCACCAGTTTCTCCAGTCAAACCACCAACAACACCTGTTGCAAATGCCGCAGGGCGTGACGATTTCATGGCTGTGCCAGCCATCTCTAAACCAGTACCTACATATTTAGCCGCTCTTCCAACAGGGCCGGGTATAGCCTCACCTTTACGTATAACCTTGCCTGTTGTTTCTGCTATTTCAGGAAACACTCCACCAGTAATACCACCTATCAAACCTTGACGGCCTACTTCAACAGCTTGGCCTACTATGTCTTTTTTAGGTTTGTCTTCTGCATAGTTTTGTTGAGGTATAGGCGAGTCAACAACATCATCTTCAAATTTGATGGTTGTTTTTGGGGCTTGGTCTTCAAATTTAATTGCCATAATTACTCCACAATAGCATTTCTGCCATTAATAGTAATTTCTGTTCCTGGAGCAAGATTGGCAGCTTCTGCCTCTTGTATAGATGAAAAATTTTGACGTTGAGTTTGTCTCGTAGATTGTGACTCCATACTTGTGTTTGGCACAATTTGTGGCTGGCTTAAAAGCTGTTCCATTTTTTTGCCTAATGGTCTTCTGTTTGCTTTCAATACATTTAAAGTGTCTTCCACACTAAATGGAACGGTTTTGTTTATTCTTTCAATGTTTTGAATGTTGTTTTGTTTTTGACCGGGTGTTGCACCTGGCATTTCAGCGTGTACTTTTATGCCTGTTTCAATTTCTTGTTTAACACGGGCAAGATAAATTGCCATGTTAATAGCATCATCACCTTCTCTTGGTTTTAATGTGCCAAAACTTTGTATTGCAGCTTTTGTTGCTCCTGTGGCAAGACCCTGCGCTTCCAATCTGGCAAGAGCAGCATCTAAGCTATTTGCTATTTGTTCAAAAGCACGTTGGTCTTTATTTGTAACTTTTCGTGCGGCAAAAGCAGTAATGTTTCGCAATACAGTGTCTCTATCTGCGCCTATCATTCCAGCAAAAATAGGAGACTCAGCTACTGCTGGTAAATTTGTCAAGTTAACCAAATCATTGGTAGCGTTTTCTATATTGCCATACACCCGTGATGCAAACGTCAAGGCGTTTTGACCCTGGGCTTTGGTTGCAGGACTTTTTGCTTCTCTTTGCAGTTTTGCCAAACGCTCACGCTGCGCCATAGCCTCACGGGAACGGCGTTCAGCATTGGCTTCTGCATCTGCTTTGGCTTGTAAGTTGTTTTGCAATGTCACGCCTTTGTCCACGCTAGAGCGCAACTCTTTGATGGCGTTGAGTGTGCCAACCATGCCAACACGGTCTTCCATCGCCTTAAACAATGGAGAGCCAGAACGGGCCAGAGCTAACTTACGAGCAATCTCACCAGCCTCTTTGTCGTACTGGTACATCTTGACTGCTTCTTCATAATCCTTTTCCAAGGTCTTGACGGCCTCTTGCATGGATTTGAAGTTCTTGTCAAAAGAGTCTTTCTCTTTTCTATACAAGTCTGCACGGCCTTTTTGGTAGCCTTCCAGCATTCCATTCATAGCGTACATGGCCTGTTGTGCGTTTTGTTTGCCTCCACCACCAACAGCCATTCCAATGACGTTGACCAGCGAAAACAAACTAGCCAAGTCTTGTGCGTTGTCTTTGGTGGGAGCAAAGGTCATTTCCGCAAACTCTTCACGCTTTGTCTTTAAAGCCTCACGCTCTGGCAAAGCACGAATGTCTTTCGCTGACTTTTGTGCCAGGACTTGCTGTCCTTCTAAATCTTGTATTTTTTGTTCTTGCTCGGCACGTTTAATCCCAATATCAGCCATGCCAATATCTTTTTCAGCCTTGACTTGAGCCTCGGTAAGCTCTGCTTCTACTGGTGCTTTTTCAGCAAGTCCCACATAATTTTTGGGAGTTTTAGGCATACCCTGCCCACCCAGCAAGGCTGCCGTTTTTGGTAGATTTAGAGTATCAGCTAGTGCCATTATGTAGCTCCTGGCGTTGCGGGGGGTGTGCCAGCAGCGATTCTGGCAATGTTGTTGAAGTATGAAGAGGTCAACTGGTTAGCGTACTGGTCAGCTTGCATACCCGTGCGGATAGCACCCAGAGCCATCTGGTCACCTATACCCGACAACTTCAGACCGTAGTCGTACTGCTGTTGCAACAACTGGGTACGCAAGGCTTGCACCTGTGCTTCCATCTGCTGTGCGCCAACACCACCTCTGCGCTCTGCGCCCTGTGCAGCTTGTGCCCGTGCAGCTTGGATAGCTTGCTGGCCTGTGGGAGTGAGTTCACCCCGCTGTGCCGCCGCTTGCAATGATTGACCTTGAGCTTGGTAAGGCGCAGCCACAGCTTGTATCTCTCGTCTACCAGCCTGACCAGCTTCCCGTGCTTGTGCGGCTTGTCTGCCACCCAGCAACGCTTGTACGCCAGTAATGCCTAGGCGAGCAAGAGTATCTTTGCTCAACCCAGTAGCTTGTGCAGCCCTGTCCATCAAGCCAAGGTCTTGAGCGGGAGCAAGGTCTGGCAGTGCGGTAGCCCGTCCAGCACCTATGTCCATGTACTGCTGAATATCTGCTGGCACAGGAGCATTTAATCCTGGTGCTATTGGAGCAGGTGCAAAATCTTGAGTGATGGTAGGCTCAAATTGTGAACCCATTGGGAAAGTAGAAATTTCTGGGGGCGGGGCAGCGGATATTGTTTCAGAAAACTGAGGCTGTAACCCAACAGTATCTGCCTCTGAACTTGGCCCAGCATAGCTTTCTTGAGGCATATCAGCCACAGAATAGAACTCATTTCCACCATATTCGTCTTGAAAAGACGGTATTCCTGTCTCAGGGTCAGGTTCACCAGAGCCACCCTGTGCTTTTAGCAGTGCTGCTTCCTTGGGAGTGATGTAAGCCAGCATGTGCCCTTGTGGGGCTTTCGCTTGCAACAATGCGGCAATCTGGCGCACATCTGCGCCAACGCTGGTCATTTTCCTGAGTGCTGAAGCCATTTACAGTCCTAACGCATCTTTAAGACGCAGTGATTCCTCGTTCCACACATCCCGGCGAGGCTTACCAGTTTTCTTACCCTCAATTTCACCCGCTCCACGGTATCCTGTCAATGCCTGTCCCAGAGTGGTAGAAGGGTAAAACGGAGGCTGTAGTGTAGTGCCCAACTGGACGGTCTGTCTCCCAGGAATATTAGGAGATTTGCCGCCATAGATGAACAAGTCAGGCCTGTAGCCATCTTCTTTTTTTGGAGTTGGTTCTTCTTCATCACCCGTACCAGTACCGCCGCCTCCAGTACCTGTGCCGCCTGTACCATCACCAGTTCCTGTTCCTTTAGTGCCAGTACCCGTGCCAGTACCAGTTCCAGGTGAGCCACCACCACCTGCATCAGTACCTCTTCCTCCACCAATCAAAGCAGAAATTTGTTGGTCACCAGTTCCATAGCCAGGACGTTCTATAACCCCGCCACCGGGCAAACCTGAAATAACAGCAGGTGCAGCACCACCCGCTCTTTTTGCATCTATTGCCGCTTTTCCAGAAACCGCACCAGCAGAAGCATTGCCTGTAGATTTGTCGCTAATAATGACCAAATTTTGACTTGGGCCACCACCGCTGGGTTTTCCTTCAGTATCAAATGTTGGGCGTTTTGTAGTTGCGGTTACGCCAGCACCACCAGTCGGCTCTACTAAATTACCTTCTGGGCCAGCAACATATCCTGTTTCATAATATATTTGCTTTCCCTGTGGCGCTCCAGGGTCATACGTAACAACATATCCATACGGCTTTCCATCTGGAGTTACACCAGTAATAGAACGCCTATATGTAGTTATTCCCTCTTCTGTTACTGGAGATATAGGACTTGCTTTTTCACCTTCTTTGCCTAGCAATTCAGGTATTGCAGAAATACGTGCAAGCTCTAGCGTGGCGGCATCATCTCCTCCGGCGACTTTAACTCCTGGGTCTTCACCAGGAGCGGCTGGTTTTGTTTTGTCATCTCCAGCAGCACCAGCAGCACCAGCAGCACCAATGAGAGCGCCAGTCGTACCGCCAGTAATTTGTCCACCAACAGCAGCACCAGCAATCTTGTCACCAGTCATGCTTGTAATGGTTGACCCGGCAAGTGCGCCAGTCATGTTTCTTTCTATGTCTGCTGCACTACCACCCTTTGCAGCAGTTGCTAGTCCTGACGCACCTACAGATGTGACAGCGTTTGCCACCTCTGGTGAAGCGCCCAGCTTGCTGATATAACCAGCAACACTTTGCGAACCAGTGCTTGTTACTGCATTAACAGTTGCGTTTGTCAGTGCAGTATCAAATGGCACACCTTGAGCAACACTAGCTCCTGTGCTGGCAAGAGCAGTACCAATAGCAGCGGCGTAGGGAACAGCAGCGCCAGTGATAAGACCTTGTGTTACCAATGTCTGACCTAAAGAAGCTCCTACACCGGGCAAGTAATATGCAGCGGCAATAGCCATAGCTTTCTTAGCATCATCAGTGCTGAGAGCTTTGCTTACGTCAGAGACAGCAGTAGTGACGGCTTTTTCTACAGGTTGAGCAACTTTAGTCAACTCACGACTAACAGCAATGCTAGGGTCTGTTGCTGGTGATACAGCAGTTGCTGGAGCCGCAACAAAATTTTGTACTGCTTGAAACGGATTTTGAAAAAAGCCCATGTCACACTCCCAAAGACGATGCTATTTGTTGATGAATAGATTGATGCACACCAATCCAATCGTAGAAATCCTCTTCCACATTCCAGTCACTGTCTAGCAACTGAAATGGGTTATCTAGGTTCAAGATAACAGCTAACTGCTGATGCTCTTGGTTATGCACGAACAACCAGTCATCTAGGTTTGCGGGGTCAGCATCTGTGATGGGGTACTTCTGCACAAGTATTCCCTGGTCAGCAAGAATCTCGTAGAAGAGCTGGTGTTGCACACCGTTCTCAAACAGGAATTCTCCGAGGCCATCCTTGTCCCCAAACTTGACGTAGCTTAAAACTTCGAAATTCGTAGAGTTACCCTGCCTTCCGTCTAACTTTTCAAGTCAGCTTTAGACACTTTGTCATCTAGCTTGTTGAAGATTTGTTTGAGGATATCTTTAACTTCAGAGATATCAACACGGTAATCATCTTTTGCCACATACTCTTTAGGAAGTTCATTTATCTTGTCCTCCAGACGTTGAATTTGCTTTGTCGCACTGTTGAATACAAAGACAGCAAGAAAGCCAGCTATGCTGACTACGGCGTTGAATATCTGTTGGTTATCCATGTTAGACAGCGTAGTAGGGGACTTTTACTACCACCCCGTTAAGTTTGACTTGCATAAATCCAGCGGGTTGCAGAGGCAAACTTGCTATGTCATACGTTGCAGTTGTAGTTGTGTTTCCTGTGAAATTGAACACAGCAGCGTTAGTTGTTCCACTTATGATGGTTACGTTAGCTAGAGTCAGGTCGCCTACATTACTGGTAGTGCCACCTAATGTGAGGGTAGTGTTACCAAGTGTTAGGGTGCTGTTAGCTAGACCACTGTTAGGTATGGTTAATGACGCTGTTACAGGACTTGTATTGTTAGCATACATGTACCCTGTAAGGGTTGTAACGGTCAGACTGGTTACGTTTGTTGTATCACCCGCATCTACTTTTTGCCAAATGCTTCCGTTAAAAACTGCCCAGTCCCCGACACCCCATAAAGTAGTGCCATCTAGGTTGGTAGAGCCAGCTACAGACACAACATAGTAGTCGCCCTTAGTCCCTACACTTGATGTGAGCGTAGGATTATTCGTACTTGCGTCCCACGTACCTTTGTAGTTAAGAGCGCCTATAGCGTTTATGACTGAACTGACTGTTTTTAACATGGTTTACCTCATGAACCATCGCCAGGAGTCACATAGATAGTAGCGTTGCTACTAACGGTAATGCCTGTGAAGAAAGCGTTGGGTACGAAAGAGAGAATCTCGTCTGTACCTGGCAACAGTGGAATAGATGCGCCTGTGGTAGTAATGACTGCGGCATTACTATTTGCACTAGCACCATCTGCACCGTAACCTAGAAACACAGTCACAGAACCAGCATTGATGATGCGATACTGATTACCACCAAGCGTGGTAGATATAGCTTGTACAGCAGTCGGTGCTGTTGTAGCCGCTAGAAATGTGACAGTGTTACCTGTCTTGGTAAATGCTTGTGTTCCCATTACTGACTCGCTTGTTGTAGTGGAGCCAAGTCTTCCGTTGTCCAAAAATCTTTTGCCAGCATAATCTTCAAATGCTCTTTGTTGCGGGACAAGCAATCTGCCCACTCAGCATCTTCCATCAGTTCGGGCTTGCCAGCATTGATGAGGTTAACTGAGTCCATTGCGGCACTGTAGTGCTGGGCGATTTGTTCTGCGGTGATTTCATTCATGCTGATGCTCCGTTGATTTGGGCTTTGAGGCTGTCAACCTCTGCTTTGAGTTCTTTAATACTTGCAATCATCAATGGGATGAGTTCTGTGTAGCGCACTTGCAAGTACAGTGTTTCATCTTCCATGCTGTTGGCGACTTCTTCAACCGCCTCTGGAACAACAGCTTTTACTGTATGGGCCAACACGCCAACGCAAGGCTTGTTTGATTTGTCAGATTTCCAAGTAAATTTGATGGGTTCAATTTGGGCAATGTCTGCCAGTGCGTTTTCATAAACCCCAGTTACATTTTTTAATCGCTGGTCAGAAAATGTCCCCCATGAGGTAGCGGCACTGGTTAAAGAAACGCCAGAGGTTGTGCTGTTATAAGCCACTTGCAATACATTGGTTGCGTTGATAGCACCAAATCTGCTAAAGCCACCCGTAGAGGGCATTGAAAAAGAAGTGTTGCTTGTACCAGCAAAGAGATTGCCGCTTACATCAACATAAAACCTCGGATTCCCATCCCCATCAGACAGCACGATGTAGTTGCTTGCTGTGCGAATGTCTAAGCCGCCTTGGTTGCCGTTGTACGCACCAATGATGGTGTTTTTTCCGCCAGATGTAACAGAAAAACCAGCACCTGGGCCAAAGAACGAGTTGTACGTGCCAGTGGTAAGGTTGTAACCAGAAGCATCACCAACCGCTACGTTTTCAACGCCAGTTGTTAACAGGAATAAGGATTGATGTCCAACGCCTGTGTTATACCCGATGGTTGTGCTTGAAGGATTAGATGTGTATCCAGCACGATAGCCAATAAAAGTTTGCCCGAACCCTGTGCTTGTATACCCTGCCTGATAACCCACAGCAGTGTTGTTTGAGGCTGTGGCGTTGGCTGTGAGTGCAGATGAACCAACCGCTACATTGTATTGACCAGTTGTGTTGGTTGCCAATGCCGCCGCACCAATGCCAATGTTTTCTGCGCCTGTTGTGTTTTTATACAAAGCAACCGAGCCAATAGCAACAAGATTACCGCCAGTTGTGTTTGCTTGTCCTGCCTGATAACCAAACGCAGTGTTATAGCCACCAGTGGTATTTAGTTGAAGTGCTTGATAGCCAAGAACAGAATGACCCGTTCCTGTCGTATTTGTATACCCCGCCTGATAACCCACAGCAGTGTTGTTAGAGGCTGTGGTGTTTAATTGGAGTGCTTGGCTTCCAATAGCGGTATTTTTAGAACCAGTTGTATTTGTCCCTGCGCTACCACCAATAAAGGTGTTGTCAGTTCCCGATACGCAAGAAGCACCAGCAAAATATCCAACAAAAGTAGATTGCCCCGTATCGCTTGCTGTATTAAATAATTTACCCGCATTACTTCCAATAGCAACTACACCTGAGTTTGGTGCAATAGGTATAGCACTAGTTCCATAAGCTGTATTTGCCGCACCACCAGCACCGCCACGGCCAACTGTCAGGCCGCTGATGGTTGCGTCATTGGTGGCTACCAATGTTGTAATGTTTGCAGTACCACTCACGTTAGCAGTTGTTACCGATACATTTGTAAGAGTCACATTACCACTGCTGATAGTGACGTTGGTTAACGTCAAGTTACCAATAGACGTAGTGGTGTTACCCAGATAAACAGCGGTGTTGCCAAGCGTGATTGCAGTAGCAAAATTGCTGTCCAACTGGGACAAAGGAATGGCAGCAGTTGCAGTGCCAAAAGTATATGGAACAGGCATGTTAAAACCTCACTCGTAGTTCATGTTCAAATTCAAACGTGTTGACTACAAACCCTGCGTCTGTAGAAGTCATTGTCAGACCCAAATACTTGCCGTATTGCTGGGCATCTGATTTATAAAGAGCATAACCGTTACTTGTCAACCAGCCAATAGTCGAACTGGAATTATTTAACCAAGTAATAGTTACATTCGAATTGTTGTACCACGTAACTGTGTTGTTCAGCACGTAGGTAGGACTGGAACCACTCTCGCTATCCACCGTCACGTTGAATGTGCCACCAGTGGTAAGCGTAGCCTCAATACCAAATTTCAGAGCTTGCTTGGTACGGATTGGGTCTTTCATAGGCGACAATGCCGTCTGTATCTTGCTAGACACGTTGGATGTCGCACTGGCGTACAACCTAAACAAAGACTTGTCTGCAACCCCGTACATGTTGATGACACCGCCAACAGGCGCAGGATTGATGTAAGTCAGTGCACCCTGGCTTGTAACAAACCACTTTTTCTCAAAAAACACACACTGGATAAACCGCCCACCCGTGGCAAACGGGTAAGTGGACTTCAAATAGAAGTTGAATGCCGCACACAAGATGTTGTTGATTAACACCTGACCGCCAGTGACGGGTAAAGTAAAGTCTATGTATGGGAATATGCCGTCTAGCTGGTCAGATAACTTGCTGGTGGTAGAACCTACCAAGGCATAAATGCCGTAGTTGTTCATAAACAACACACTGCGGAAATAAGGGAATACCGCATACCGCAAGTTACTGCCTACGCTGGCACTGACGTTGGTATTTGTGAACAGGGTTGAGCCTGTGCCGGAAACACGCAAGTCAGAAAAGACGTTGATGCTGTCTTCACCAAAAATGTAGAGGAAGTTGTTTGCCGACAACAGAGATTTGATGTTGCCGTGCAGGGTTGAATCTGTTATCGGGAAGTTCCCGGCAGACACAGAGGTAAAGTCACTGTAGCTTCCGGCAGCAGAGTAGTACACAGTACGTCCTGCCGCCACCCAGGTGCGACCTGAGAAAGTGGCTACAGAGGCAATCTCATCACTGTTGAGGATAACCGTGCCAGCAGCGTTAGAGCCAGAGCCACCAAAAGTAACCGTACCAGCAGCCGTGTAACCGCTACCAGGGTTATTCATAATCACTTGCGTGACTGCACCACCGCTCACGATGGCTGTGGCATTTGCGCCAGAACCACCCGTGCCAGAAACGCCAACAAAGAAAGAGCCGCTGGCTCCATAGCCAGAGCCGCCGTTGGTTACCAAAACAGATAGAGTGCCAGTCTTGAACGTCACAAGCTGGCAAATAGCTGCCGCATTTGCTCCACTACCACCCGTCAACGTGATGGTGGGCGGGGAGGTGTAGCCTGTACCAGCGTTTGTAAGGGTGATAGAGTTGACAGTACCCTTGGTTAGCACAGCTGTAGCTGTTGCTGCGCCAGAAGAAAAGCCAACTGTGGGTACAGTTAAGTAGCCAGAACCGGGTTCAGTTATGGTAACGGCAACAACAATACCACCAGAGATGGTGGCGACTGCTTGAGCTTGTGTACCACCCTGTACATCTGGGGCAGTGATAGTTACACCCGGCACAGCGGCGTATCCAGTCCCCCCAGCAGTTACGTCAATGCTTGTGAGTCCACCTGCGCCTGTGGTAATGGTTGCTTCTGCCGTAGCCTGTACACCACCAGTGTCGTTAGGAGCGCCAATAACCACCGATGGTGCAGCCAAGTACCCTGAACCTGGGTTTGTTATGCCTATAGAGCCAACAGACCCCATAGAGACTAAGTTTGTGCCATCCCAGTTAGACAAACCCTTGGTTGGGTCACCAACAATGACACGCTCGTTCTTAAACTGGGCGGTAGATACGTTGGCACTAGAGAATGTGCCCGTCACAGCCACGTTACCCTTGGTGGAATTGGTCAGGTTGAAATATTCAGCTCGTCCGTTGTCCTCAAAAGACAAAAGGTAGTCGCTAACATTAATGTTGGCAGACTCTAGTGCGGTTGTGGTGTTGGCAAACACAACTGCGTTTGCACCAGAATCCAGTACGGCAGACTGAGCTTGGACAATCTTGATGTTGCCAAACCCGATAGGCTGGGCATTCTCTATCCAGGAGAACTCATCTTCATCAATTGCCGTTCGGTTGGCCTTTGTGTTTAGGCCTTTGAAGTTCTTGATGACAGCATAGGACTTTTTTTGCTCTGCTGCTGCCATGATTAGTACGGAGTTGAGTAAGGGTCTGGGATGCGCCGTGTGAAGGTGCTGTTAAGCACGGCATTCACATGCTTCAGATATTCTTGCTTGTAGATTTCTGCTTCACCATAGCTCTGCTCTTTGTACTTGGCTTTGTAGGCCGCATAAAAAGCTACAGGAGATGTATAGGGGTCATTGATAGGGTCTGTTGCAGACGGGTTTGTTGTGACAAGCGGTGTCGGCAAAATTGTGCTATCAATTTCTACGACATACGACTGGTCAGGCACAGGCCCGATATAAATCTGAGATTGACCGTAGACTGAAAAACACACGGGTCTGCCAACATAGTTTTGCCAATACCGCAACTGAGCATTGAAGTTTGACCATGCCAAGTAGCGCAGAGGAAGGCGGCTATTGCCCCAGTACAACGTGATGTTCAGAATGTCCAGCGTTGTTCCCGTAGACAAAATAGCATACGGAATAATCTCAGCAGGGCCAGAGTATTGCAAGGTTGCCGTGCCATCCGTGAACGGAGTGCTGGGCGGGAATGTGTAGTTGTCAGACGGGTACGGAGGAGCAACAGTCCCTAACGTACCACTGGTGACAACCGCATAAATGAAGATGCCGCTAAAAACAAACTGACCAGCAGTAACAGCAGTTCCGGCAGTCCAGATACTTGCAGGTACACCCGTGTTAGAAATGGGGGTGCTTGTGATTTGAAGTGTGCGTAAACAGCCTGTATCTCTCGCTACTCTCTCACGGGCGCTGTTAATGTCGTCCGTTAGTTCAGCGTCTGACCAGAAGACACCATTGGCATCATGCAAGAGCCGCCGGACTTCCGAGATGTAGGAAGTGAGAGTTGCCATTTGGCTTCCATTTTAAGCTGCCCTTTGGGTGACCTTTCCCCCGGCAGCTTTTTCAAGCCGCAGAGGTACTACGCCAACCGCCGAGGGTAACGAGCGGTTCTGTTCGGGAGCCTCTGTCTGAATATCAAATTTAGACAGCTTCTCCATTCCTTGTTCCAATTCGGAGTGAAGGCGTATCCAGCCCAAGTGGGCCAGACACGACTCCTTATCGTCTTTACCGTAACCAAAAATATATTGAGCTGCCTCTAAAGGTATCTCAACAGTTTTGCCTACTGGAAACTCCAGTTCCTTGTAGGCATACATTACTGCAAGCCTATCAGGAGAGCGATTGGTTACGTAGACAACACTCATAGCGTGACAATGTCGCCGTATACTTCAACCAGAACCGAGTTGTTAGCTGCGGCTCCCGTGTT